TCTTTAGATTTAATGTAATGGTCTTTTACCACATCTCTTTCTACTATCAAGGTGTCTACTTTTCTAGACAAACTGTCTTCTAGTCTTTGTATAATAGCTTCGTTTTGAACAAACTTATCATGTGATAGCCACATATATACTCCTAGTAAAACAATAAGAATTATAAATAAATATTTCATTATTCTGCTTCGTTTTCTTCGTTTTTATTAGATTTTATAATGCTTGTAATTTTTTCTGTAGCTGCAATACCAAATGAACCTAACACTAGCACTTCAAAAGCATTGAATATAAATTCATTTACAACAAGCTCTTTTCCTAAATATCCTGTAACAATATCTACAATTGCAAATGAGCACATCATGATAAAAGCTAAAAATCCAATTAAAGATTTTTCATTAATTGAATTATCATCACTAAACATTTCTCTAAAAAATTTCATAGTTTTATTTTTTAAGTTTTTGTAGTTTTAATTTATTTATAAGGAACATAACTTGTTTTACCGTTAACTTTTATGGCTTTAAGTATTTGTTTTCTTTGTTTACCAGTTGATTCATAAGAAACATGAACCCAATCAGGATTTTTATCTGTTCCAAATTCCCAAATCATTTGGTCAAAATTCAAGTTGTCTTTAATGAATTGGAATACTTGAGCATTAGTAACTCCGCTTGAGCTACCATCCATATCAATATCAATTGCTTCACCTTGGCAATGTTGTGAGGTTAAACTCCCACCAATAGCTTGGTTTAAAGCTTTGCTTCTATATCCACTAGATATAAAAATAGGAACATTAAAATGCTCTCTAATAGGCTCGAATATTTTTTCAGCCAATAATTTAAAGTTTTCAATATGCTCAGGAGTAGGCATGTTGCTAACTCCTTTTCTTTTTGCAGTTTCTGATCTTGTAACTTCCGCTAGATCTAAATGTTTTGATAATTTCATAATTTTATTTTTTTGTAGTTTTTTTTATTTCTTGTGTTCTTATTAAAACTTCTTTTAAGGTTGTCCAAATAGAAAACCCAAATATAGATTTAATATTTTCATCTATACTTTTTGCTTCTACAAAACATAAAGAAAGTGTTATAAATTTAGTTAATAAATAATTGTTTTGATAATGTACTTTTGTAAACTCATTTATTAAGTTATAGTCTATTATAAAAAATGTTATTACTGTTAATTGGTAAAGTAGAAATTTACTTATAATAACACTTGCTTTTCTTGAAGTAACAGATTCCCACCCTTCATTTTTAATGGCTTTTGTAATGCCTAATATAGTGTCTAAAATAATCATAGCTCCGACAGCTAATAATAATCCTGCTATAGGAGAAAAAAAAGTTATTATAGACATTATAAAAGCATTAAAATATTTTCCCATTATTTTTAATTATTTAAAAGATATAAAGGCTAGTATTAAAGACTTTAAGAATAGGATTAAATCAAATTTAGGCATTTTCATTGGTTAATAGTTATGTTATAAATTTATTCAGTTAATTTTTCGTAAGGTTATCTATACTTGGAGGTTTTATGGATTCTATCCAATCTAAATATTCTTGCGGAGCTTCATCATACCATACCCACCCTTCTTTATTTTCTGCTATTCCTATTTCTTCATAACCTTTTCTAGTTATAGTATAAGTCGGTGCTATTACTTCAAATTTAGCATAAAGCCATTCATTATCCGTTTGCTTATAAAAGCCTGATGTGTCTATTATTTCTTGCATATTTTTTAATTTATTACTGTCCATCCTTTTGCTGTAGCTATTGATTGATTGCACGTTGCAGCTCCTGGATTTCCTGTTATAGTTACATTTTGTGTTCCTGATGCTGTGCCTAAAGAAGTAAAAAATGCATTCAATGATGATGCATTATGGTTTTGATTTGAAATATTTACAGCTCTAGTTAATCCTGTAAGAATTAATCTTTTTAAAGCTCTACTAGTATTGAACAAATTGGTTGTCGTAACGCCACTACAATTTGTTATTTCTAAATCTTCTAAAGCTGGTGTGTCAAAAAATGATTGATTAAGATTCAATAAGTTTGAACTACTAATTAATTTTACTTTCCTAACATTTACAGCTCCAAAACAAAAGTTACTTAAACTTGTAGCTACTGGAATACTTACATCACCAACAAATTGACTTCCTATTCTTAAAAAATTAGTGCAATCTGTCGCATTTGGCAAACTAATTGTTCCTATTTTATCAGTGTTAACTCCAGCTAATCCACCATTTACATTCGTAGCATTAAATGTGAAATTTATTGGGTTTCCATTCAAATCTCTAGCATTTCTACCCAAAAATGAAAAAGGAGCGAATATGGTAGGAGATGACGTGTCAAATCTAAGCCGCTCTATTAACTCTAATCCATGGTAATTTTGATTTAATGACAGACTAGTTGTTGACACCATGTCTATAACCTTTAGGCATATTGGCTTACTAACATTACATAACCCAAAAATTCTTAAACCAGTATTTGCCAATTTTATATCTAACCAATGATTAGATTTTTGAGATACATACATATCAACTAGTGTTTCTAATGGATTTATGTCAATAGTCACTAATACGTGTTTATAAACTCTACCAAATTCATCTGTAATTTCAGGAGAACTTATAGTTGAATAATTGTAAACTTTATTTTGTATCCAAGGGTATGCACTACCTGTAATAGAAGTTCCATCTCCCCAGTTTATAGTTGCATTATAACCTATATTCAATTGGATTCCACATTCATTGTGCCTATCATTAAATATAGCGAATAGCCCTGCGAATTTCTTATCTGTACTGATTATATTAGGCATTGCTAACCATTGTGCAGGTCTAGTCCAAACATTTCCTGGAGGTAAAACTTTTATATAATTGCTCATACTGTTAATATATTTAATCTTATAACACTAGAAATTGAAACGGTTATGTTTATTAGAGTACCTATTGTTATAGTATCCCCTAATGTGTAAGGAGTTAACCCTACAGTAGTCGTTATAGTTGTAGTTGGTGCATTTAAAACATTTGTAACGCTATTTATTTTCATAGCATACGGAGCGTAAAAAGAATAAGTTAAAACACCGCCTGTAAAATCTAAGGCAAATGTATCTGCATTTAAAGCATTTTGTAAGTCTGTTTGACTACTAAGTGTTCCAGTTATTCCACCCCATACAGGAGATACACTAGCAGATATTTCAACGTAGGTAGAACCTGTCCACCGATATAATTTATTGGTGTCTAATGTTACATAAATAACGCCCGACTCGCCTGTGACTGGTAAGGCTGCAAAGTTTGCTACTTCTATAAATTCATTTTCTTCTAAAGTAACCCAATCTCCCTGTTGATTTAAAACTAAGCCTGCATTACCTCCACTAGAAATACCTAAACAATTTTTAACTATACAACAAAAGTTAGCACAACTGCTGTATAATAAATTGTATAGTTTGGTACCTGCTTTGTACCCAAACATTGTTAAAATATCTGCTCTACTTAATCTGTTCATTTATTTAACTTTTTTAATATGTTTTGTTTAATATAAATATATCACTATAAATATTATTAGTTGCATTATTGGAACCCCATTGTACAGTAACATCTAATGTATTACTTATTGTAGTGTTAAAAGTTGTGTTATTGACTACATTAAATCCAAATCCTTGAACAGAAGCATTATTAGTTTTTGTGTAATGAAAAGACCCTAATGATACAATAGAAGCTACAGTAGCAGCTCCAACTTGTCTAATAGTGAAATCAACATTTAAACTCCATACATCATCTACAATAGCACTTCCAAGGTTTTGAACTCCACTATCTAGAAGAATAACAGATCCTGTTTTTAATTTAATTCTAATAGTTTGATTATTTGCAGCATCCATAACACCACCAAAGACAGCTCTAAAACTATCCCCTACTTGGAATCCATTTGCAGGAACTGATAATGTACCTACACCTGCACCTATTAATGTTGTTTCTACTGTAGTACCTGTAATAGGTGTACTATTTGCTGTTTGAGCAAATAATCCTGGCATACCTACAGGTCCTGGGACACCTTGTATTCCTTGAATACCTTGAGGTCCTTGAGGCCCTGTTGAAGCACTCCAATTACCTTGTTGATTTAAATACAATGTTGCACTTCCTAAAGAACTAATTCCAAGACAGTCTTTTACCATGCAACAGAAATTAGCACAACTACTATATAGTAAGTTATATAACTTTCTTCCTGCTTTATAACCAAAAAGGTCTATAATTTTTTGTTTAGTCATTAGTTATTTATTATGCAGATAATACAAATAAATCTCCTCCTGGAGTTGCTTCACCTGTATATAGTTCTGGCATTTCAATATCTCCAAAAAATACTCCTTGTAAAATTGCTTCCGCAGATATTTCTGAAAATGTTTTATTATTTGTACTAATAGTTGTAGGAGTTCCTCCTCCAGGAATAATAATTGTATTACCTTCAAGATCTGTTGTTGTAATATCAGGAAAAGTAATTCCAGGAAAAGCTGTAACATTTAACCATAAATTAGTATTTATAGACTCTAGAACACTAAATTTATATATTTCTTCTGTAACAATCATGTCAGTAGGATTACCACTCCAAGAAGCAGGAAAATTCCATTTAATTCTAGCTTTTTGTACCCAATCTAAAAATTTATATCTATTATTAGGCTTAACTTGAAAAGCATCTAAAATTACAGTTTGGTCTTTATCAGTAATTAATAAAGTTTTATTTTCTTCTGATAGAAAATCTATAAAATAATCAGTGGCTAATTTTATATATTTTACTCTAAATTCGTTCATTTCTTTATATTTTATTTTATTTAATTATTTACTAATATTACATACTATTATTAAGGGTTATCTTTGGAATTGCAGTAACTAAAGGTGAGAATATAATTGAATTATAATCTGAAGTAAGGGCTGCACCCCCTGGTACATTTAAGAAACTACCAGAATCTATCCAAAATTGTGTACCATTAACAGATGTTCTAATACCTAATGATAAATTATTTAAATCAAAAGTACAACCAGTAAAAGTAGAAGTATTGCCATTATCTTCCCAAATATAAATTCTACTTTGAGTAGGATTTGCTAAAGCATAAATTGTATTAAATATAAAAGTACAATTTTCAAAAGTATTGTCTCCATTATTCCAACTAGTAATTACTCTATGAGCTTCTATACTTACCGCATTTAATCTAACTTTACCTGATATATTAGCAATACCTTGTGTAGCAACATTGTAATTATAGCCTTTAACTTTGCCCTTCCACATAGTAAAAGACCCTGTGGTTACACTAGCAAAAACTGAATTAGTATATTCAGATTTCTCATTTTTATTATAAATTATTACTGAAGAATTATTAGTTTGATTAAATACTACATCAAAGCCTAAAATACAAGAAGTAACAACGTCATAATAATTATAAATTATAACATTACTTTGTTCAAGATAAAAAACATTACTTGGTGCTATAGAAGGATTTGTATTTATTAAAGGAGTATTTCCTAAAGTTAAATTACTGTTTCCAGTCATTATAAATAAAGTTAATTGACTAGGATTTGTAAAATTAACAAAACTGTCTGATATATACAAACTTCCATCTCTTGTTGAAATAAAAGTTCTATTTACTGTAAATGTACTACCAGTTATAAGAATATTTCCCTTTCTTTCTGCAACTAAAAAAGCTTGTGTATTTGTAGTATTTAAATCTACAAATGTACAATTAGTCATTAATAAAGTAGCTCCTTCAGATACAGCAAATAAATTTGATGAACTAGAGTTATTTGTTATTTTAACATTTATTAAGCTAGCAAAAGCTCCTGTTGCAAATAATCCTATTATAGCAGCATTATTCTCAGAAGCCAAAGTTAAATTTCTAAAAATAATAAAGCCTATAGAAAAACTATGCACTCCTTGTCCAGCAGATCCTTTAATTGTAACATTCTCTTTAATTCCAGACAAAGATTGTATTTCTAAAAAATTTTTATCTTGCAATAATGCGCCAAATTCAGATTGAGAATTTAAAGTATATATACCATCTTCTAAATTTAAAGTAATAGTAGAATTGTTAAAATGATATTTAGATAATTCAGCTAAAGCAGTGTTAATATTATTAAAAGGGGCAGTTTGACTTGCCCCTATAGTTATAGTAGCACTTCCTTGCCAAACAGGTTGTTTTTTATTAATATCATTATATACACATTTAACTGCATTCCAAATATTATTTAAAGCTACAGTTAAAGAAGATCCTGTAGCAACAACTGTTGCTGTATTATCACAGTTTCTTATATTTGCTCCTGTATAATTTATTGTATTTGTTGTAGGAGTTGCAGCACATCTAACTGTATCCCATAATTGAGATAAAAAAGTATTAAAATTAGTTCCTCTAAAAAGATAATCATTTCCATCACAATCTTGTAAATTATCTCCTGTATAAATTAAACAATTTGTAGATTGTAATCCACAAGGACATTCTTCTGTAAATTGTTCAGTAGTACAAGTACAAGTAGTTGTACAATTACAAGTAGGAGTTACTTGAGTACAACTTTGACATTGTGAACAACTAGAACAGTTACAATTTGGGTAATTATTACACATATTATATATTTTTTATTATTATTTATTATTTTTTATTAGCATCCTAAAAATTGAATAGGAATACCTGCAATATAAGATGGTTCTATATTTATTGATGTTGGATTAGAGTTTCCTATAGTTGAAGTAAAAGTTCCTGTTACAGTAGAATCTACAGTAAATGTATGAGAATGTTCTCCTGAAGGCCCTACCATTGATGCGGAATAATAATTACCTGCATTATTTTGTCCTGTTTCAAAGTTAGCACAAGCATTTTGATCTCCTGGAGGAGTTGGATCTGCAGGATTTACAGGACATCCTGAATCATTATCAATTTTAACCCAATGTCTATGTTTACCATCTAATTCTGTTTCTCCTGTAAAATTTAAAGTAAATTCTGCATCTACATCTAAAGAAACTAAAGGAATATTAGGTTCAGCTAATGTAATAGTATTAGATCCTCCTGTTGTACAGCATGCTTCACAATTATATTTTAAATATCTACCACAAGCATTTATAGTACCATTTCTACCATCAGCAATAGCCCAACCATTTAATCCTGCAGAAGGTTTACCTAATCCAGTAGGAAAGAAATCACTAATATCTCCAAAATAAGGAAGAATAGTTTTTTTAGGAACAAATGCTCCTAATTGAAATGTTTTGCTAGTTGCAGTTTCATTAACTGTAACTCCATTACAAGCTGTAACATTAATAATTTTATTTGCAGGAAAATTATTTACTTGATTTTGTAAAGCAGTTAATTGAGTATTTAATGTTTGTAGTTGAGTACAAAATGCAGACTCAGTATCTAAAATACTTTGTAATACTGTTAATAAAGAAGTTTTAGTTAAATTAATACAAGGACTATTTTCTACTAAACTTGACATGTCTAATTGACTTTGGAGTATTCCAATACAATTATCAAACTTAGCAATTACAGATGTAAGTAATTCACCATTAGTAATAGTGTTACCATTACATATAACTAAATTAGGTCCAGAGTAATGAATTAATCCAGTATTGCTTTCTAAAGGGTTACAGTCTACACACATATTTTTTATTTAATTACTTTACAAACTTATGAATAAATTTTAAGTTTTTAATTAGTTTTTTCTATTAAATGAGTAATTGGTTTTAAGTCTAAACATTGAAGAGTAGTAAACACATCAAATTGGATATATTCATATTCAAATGTTTCAATATATAAATAAGATTCATTAGAAAAAATTTCATTAGTAATAGAATCATATTGAAAATTAAAAAATCCTAAGTAATTTGCTTTTTCTAATATTTCTAATACTTTTGCTACATCTGCTACAGTATTTAATTGACAATTTATCCATAAAGAATAAATATAAAATCCATCTGTATTAGGTATTGTAGGTAATTCAAATCTAAATTCTCTTGAAATATTAATAGTTTTAGTAATTGTTTTTACTATTAATTCTATTTTATTTCCTACAATTTTATTAAATCTTTTAATAGTTTTAATAGAACCATCTTCATTACTAGTACAACTAAAAAATAACTTACTCATTTCTGGTAAGTTAAAATTATTTTCTAATAATTGTTTTGTATGAATTAATTTTTGTAATTTATCTTTACAAGTTTTATACCCATAAGTTTCTGATCTACAAAAAGATTGTACTAACTTTGAAATTTCAGTATTTAATTTACACAATAAATCTTTATAAGTACTTAAAGTCATATATTTAGTTATTTACAACCACAATCAATATTTAATACTCCTAATTTATACTGAAGGCATACATTTATTTCTGTAGCAGTTTCTTTTTTGCAAAGACTAGCAGCAGACTTTAATCCTTCTCTATAAAGTTTTAATGTTTCAATATCTCTAGTTTGTTGAGTTAATTTACCTGTACAATCATTTTCATTACAACAATTATTTTGTAGTAATTCTAAAGTTTTTTTATCAATAGTACAATCTAATTGACAAGTATTATAATAACAAAAAGTTTCTTTATTAACTACTAAAGGACTATTAGGATTTATTTGTTGCTCTACAACTAATTCTAAAGTATAATATCCTTCTGCTATATCTTGTAGAAGTGCACTTATATTAGTTTGTTGGCCTAAATTTTTAGCATTTAAAGTAAGTTGTCCTTCAAATGGAATTAATATTTTTTTAGGTATAGTTTGACCAGGAATTAATACATTAACATAAGTAGAAACAATGTTTCCTAATGTTAAGTCATACTCAGAAGTATTATTAACATAAATATATTTGCAACTATGTTGACTAAATTCTAAATTTAAATTCATTTTATTGTGCTTTAAAGCTTTCGTATAAGTTTAATATTTCCTCTACAATAGGATCTCTATGGTTAGTTTTTAAAATTATTTTAGTATAATTCTTTAATTCTTTTTCTTGTAAAAAATCTAAAAATTTTATTCCTGAAGTAATTCCTCTACCTAAATCTATTTGATTAATATCTCCACATAGCATCATCTTACTTCCTTTACCTAATCTTTCCAGAACCATTTTTACCTGACTTTCAGTAGTATTTTGTACTTCATCCACTATAATTACAGCTTCACAAAATGTACTACCTCTCATATAGGCAAAAGGTTTTATTTGTATAGACCCTTCTTTTATCATGCTATCTATTTTGTCTTTCTTATATAAAGAATAAAAATTTTGATAAATAGCTTGTACATAAGGATCTAATTTTTCTTCTAATCCTCCTGGCAAAAAGCCTAGTTTTTCTCCTGCTTCTACAGCAGGTCTTGTTATTATAATGTGTTTTACTTGCTTTTTAAAAAACAAATCTAAAGCTACTTGACAAGAAACTAAAGTTTTACCTGACCCTGCCTTTCCTGCAATATAAGTTATACTATTTTGAAGTATAATTGATTTTGCGTTTTTTTGTTCCTCATTTAAAGTAATTTGGAATTTTATATTTTTTTCTCTTTCATTTGCAAATTCTGGCATAAATATATTTTAGGTGTATTGCAAATATTAGAATTAATTTTAAGTTTACTAAATTAAAGTTTAATTATTTAATATTAAGGAATTATTGTACAGTTTTTAGTTAGCAATATAGTCTCTAAGTTTGTGCCTGTAATTAAATTTGGGTTTCCTGGAAAAAATGTAGTACAAGTAGAAGAAAAAGCAGTTTGAGCATTTGCCCAAGGTTCACTAGATGTAAATCCTGCCGTTGTCATTTGGTTAGCACTTAAATTTAAATTAATTAAACTTGTTGGCAATATAATTGAAGGATTAAATGTTACTATATCATTATTTTCTAATCTTAACTCTAACAAATTAGTCGGCAAGGCAATTGTCGGATTAAATGTTACTATATTATTATTAATTAAATTTAAATATTTTACACTATTTGGTAAAGCAATTGTTGGATTAAATGTTACTATAGTATTATTATTTAAACTTAAAGTTTGTAAATTACTTGGTAAGGCAATTGTAGGATTAAAACTTGTTATACTATTATTATTTAAATTTAAAAATGTTAAACTATTTGGTAATGCAATTGTTGGATTAAAAGTTGTTATATTATTATTATTTAATAATATTGTTAGTAATCCTGAAGGCAATGCAACTAGAGGGTTAAAAGTTACAATTTGATTAAAATCTAATCTTAATTGAGTTAAACTACTTGGCAAAGCAATACTAGGGCTAAATGTTACAATTTGATTGTTATTTAATCTTATTTGGGTTAAACTACTATTAAACCCTCCAATCTTTTCTACTAAAGTAACATTTTTATTAGATAAATTAAGAGTTCCTAATCCATCTACTATTATGTCAGCTTGTAATCTGTTTCCATTTAAATTAAAATAATTTATTACTACAGAAGTAGCACCTACACTAGTTAACCAATTTTCAAAAGTAATTTGATCTGTAACTCCTGCACCAACTAAAGACCAATTTGCTGTTATATCAAAATTATAAGGAGGTCCTGGTGGCACTACAGGTCCACAACAATCTAATAGTTCACAACAAGTGAGAACTTTAATTATTATATTAGTAAAGTTAATTGTTTCAATAGTTTGTTTTGGTCTAATTACATCTGTAGTTATCCACCATTGACTTTGGTTATTAGAACACAAGGTTGTATTTGCACAACAATTATAAACATCTAAAACTAATTTGTTTAGAGATTGCCAATTAGCCCCTGGTTTTTTTCTACTATAAATTAAAGCAGATTTTCTTACAAAGTAATCTGCTTGTTTGTCACAGCAAGGGATATTAAAACAAGCAAATATGTCTGAAATTAATTTTGACATATTAATAAAAGCCCCTTGGTTAACAAGTTTATGCTGTCCTTTGTAAATTGTCTCTGAAATAATATTAATTTTTTTCATGTATTTTTATTTATTTATTTTTAGAATCTTACTTGCTTATGTTCTTCATTAACTCTATAGTTAATAATTCCTGTAAATACATTTTCAGATTTTTCAGAAAAGTCAGCAGAAATTAATTGATAAACATCTTCTTCTTTTAATTCAGGCTTTAAAGAAGTGTAAAGTGTATTTAACTTTTCAGTCAATTCAGAAGATACTACTCCTTCTCTTGATTCTTTAATCTCTGCTATTAATTCAGATTTAGCTTCTGCA